TTGTACTGTTTACCGATTAAACTTACAACCTTGCCATTGTACACATAAAATACACAATAATCTTCAGTATAATATGCTGGTATTGCTGCATGTTGATGAACATTATCCACTGTGCATTTTACAATATCTTTATTTCCAACAATAGTTTCAATATCTTTTTGTGCTTTTTCAAAGTGTGCCTCGGTATGAGCACTGACTTCTAGAATAATATGGTTGTCCCACCATTCCGGAATATGCTGACGCCAACGATCGATAAGTAATCCATTTGTGCAGATTTTGAAATCTCTACATTTAGGGAAATATTTTCTAACACCCATTGCCCAATTATGCAAGTCAGGATTGGTCATAGGTTCGCCGCCAATAATGCTCATGTCTTTGGGCAGTATGACATTACTCCATGCTTCTGCATCTTTTTCGTAATCTGCAAATAGATCATGCCCTGAAATGGCAAAGTTATTAAAACTAAAACATCCAGGACATGCTATATTACAAGTATGACTTATATAGAATTGAACAATATCAATCGTCTTTATCATAACCTACTGTTGCAACCAATGTTTCTAGATCTTCAAACTCGTCCTGATGACGACTCCAGTCACGTTTTTGAGCGACTTTGATAGCTTTATTAATAAGACTTGGTTTTACATTCAATTCTTCTGCTACTGCTTTTACAGTTTCTTTTAATCCGCCTTGCAAATCTTCAATTTCTTGTAATACAGTTACACCTTCTCTGACTAGCCGTTCAAGTTTTGCTTTTTCTTCTGATCCATAGACTCTATCGCTCATGCAATGCTCCTTAGTTTTATATGATTATAGTTGATTATTTAACAGAAGTCAAGTACTAAACACTTTTTTGTTGTCAAATGCTCTATGCCAACCAAAGAATTGTGCTTTGTAATCGCTGTGATCATCGCTGGATAAATCTTCCCATTCGCTTTTGCATTTAAGCAAGTCTTCTGCACCTTGCTGCCAATCTGTTTTTTCTATAATTTGTTCAAGATTTTGCTTTGCTTCGTTTGCTTCTTCTAAGTTGTCAAAATCTTGTTCTATGTGTATTACTTCCATGCACACATCATGTGTGATATAATCCAAACTAAAGTCAATACCATATTTGGGTTGTATTCCTAACAGTTTGTTGAATATAGGTCTTTGCTTTTCTGCTTCTACTAGTTGAGCTCTTGCTTCTCCTGCAAATGCATGACGTGTAAGCAACATACAGTGGTCTAAAACCAATCCTGCTTCGCTGTTGTCACTGTCTCTATACCACGCTTGTGCAGGTGCTATATGGTATTGTATTTCGTCATCTAATCTAACACCTTGTGCTTCATAATAAAAGCGTTCTAACAGTGTTGGAACTTCATAACCATCTTTGTCAAAATGGTCAAGTCTCAATTTGTGTAGTAGTTCTGGATCAATTGGATTTTGCAAGTAAGGGTCTGTAGTAAATACTGGATTCAGACTCTGTAGTTGCATTACTTTTTACGTCCTGCACAGTGTGCTTTTTGACTAAAGCCTTTTGGATTGCTGCAATTTATACTACGCTTGTATTTTGCACTCCACTTCTCATCTAGCTGTCTAGCACCCATTTTTTTGATTGCTTCATCCATGTACAATGCTAGTTTAAAGTCAAGTTCTGTAAGACCATTTACATCATGTGTTGTAATAGCAATAGTTAGTTCGTTGTAGAAGTTCATAAAGTCTGCAAAATGATCTAGTTCAACTTGTGGTTTTTCTGTGATCATCATAAAACGTATTACGCTGTTGTAATCATCTAGTGCAACTTTTTTGTATAGGTAAAGACCTTTGCGGATCTCCCAATCAGGAGTAAACTTTTTTCTCAGTACTTCTGCTTGTTCGATCTCTAGCTTTTTCATTTTTTCTTTGGCTTACCGTGTTTGTTATGTTGTGCCCAAGCAATAGCATAAGGTGCTCCAGGATCGTCAAACTTCTTTTTCAGTTTCTTGACTTGCTTTTCTCTACCCGGAGGAGCCTTTTCTACCACTTCTTTAATCTTCATCTTACTCTTCTAAGTTTTGTTCTTTCAGCACCAACTTTTGAAGTATGCAACTTTCTATCATCGTTAGTTTTGATTAATTTGGCAATTTCTTTTTCTTTGCGGTTCTGAGCTACTAATGCATCTGCTTCGGCATTATCTGCTGCGGCTCTATCTTTTGCTGATCGAATACGCTGTTGCGCTGTCTGTTCGTCTGAACGCATGTCCTTTTTAGCAAGATGTTTTGCAAGTGCTGCTGCACTTTTGCTTGCATCTCCTGCAGACTTTTTAGCACCCTGTGGACGCTCCCAACCTTTTTTCTTGTTGTGTTGTGCTGCTGCTTTTTTCATAAAAGCTCTACGCTTTTTTAGCTTTTCAGGATCTTTGCCATCAGGATCGCTAACATCGTCATAAGACTTGTTCCAGTACTTGTACAGTGTATCTGCGCCTAGTTCGGTTAAATCACTTTTTTTTTGAGCCATACGCTCTGCCAGCGCATTCTTATAATTAGTTGCGTCTGCTTCTGTCATTCTGCTGGTAACAGGTTTTTTCTTACTCTCTGTTGCTACTTCATAGTCCATTGTATGATACACTGAACCCAAGTAGTCTGCTGCTTTTGTGATCTTGCTTTGCATCCAACCTTCAATGCCTTCGGCCTCCGAAACACCTTTTAGCATATCATGTAGTTTCATTGAATACTTTGCAATTTTGTACAGTTCAGCACGTGCCATTTGTACTTCGTGATCACGCTCTGCAATATCAGCCATATCAACTAGGCCTTCACTAACATTTTCTGCATTGCAGTTACAATGCTTGCAAGTTGGTGGGCATGTGCAGTCTTCAGCTTTTACATCTGAACCGCAACATTTATCTGAACAATGTGTATCTCTTTTAGCCATTTCTATCTCCGGAGTTCTTGCTATTATTTATCGTTTTTTCTTATGACCCAGTAAGTTTGTGTTTTGGTCTAGTGCATTTACCACTGTGCCGTTTTTGTCTTTTTTCTGCGGTGCTTGTGGTGCGCCATATTTGCCTCGTTTGATTACACCTCCAATAGGAGCACTAACTGCTGCTACACTACTTGCATCTGTTTCTTTTAATACGTCTTTGATTTTCATGTTCCACCTACTAATTTTCCATGCAATGGATGGTTTGTACGACCGGGTTTTGCTTTGGGCATTTTATCTTTGCCTTTTGCTTGATCTGCATGTTTGTATTCTTCGCTCATGCTTTCCGCATATTTTGCTGCCAGTGCATCGCCTTTCTTTTCAAAGAAACGCTTTAGTGCAACACCGCCGATAATAAGTGCAACTGCCATACCAATTTCAAACTTATTATCGATGAGCATTTGTGTCATTTCTTCGCCAATTTGACTCTTTACCCAATCCCAACCTTCTTGCATTGCTTGATATGCAATTGTGCCTACTGCAATTTGTTTCCAATACTTTTTGACAATCCATTTAAGCACTGACCAAGCACCTTTTCTAATAGCCCATTTGATAAGCCATTTTGCAGCTATACCAATAGCAGGACCAACTTCGTCAATTTGCGAATCGTCTAATTTCTTTTTGTTTTTCCACGCATCTTTATCACCTTGGGCTGCTGCTTTTCTACGTGCAGCAATTTTATCTCTCACACTAGGTTCAAACTTTTCAGGTTTTTTCTTTATTGTTGTGCGTTTTGTATGCTTTGGAACAAAACCAAATATTTCATTTACTTTCACATTGATCTCCTAACGTAAATCAATTGTACATCTGGGCCATATTGTGCTTTGATAAGTCTATGTGCTTCTTGTTTTGTACGGGCAGTAATTTTGATTTTGATAGCCTGACTGTAAGTGCGATTACGTACACGGATATGGGCTTCCCACACAATAAATTCAGGTCTTGTAAATTCTCTCAAAAGCATACTAGTATTTATCGAAATCAAATAACTTGCGTATAGAAATATCGTCTAGGTCGTGCCCGCCTTCCATAAGCGCAAGTTCGTATGCTGTATATCTTTTTTCGTTTAGTTTTCCGTCAGTGCGTAAAAATGGGGGCAATCCGTCTTTAGTGACGTTGTGTCCTAGTTTATTTGCTTCAATAGGTATTTGATTTACACCAACATCTACTGTGGTATTTACGCCCTTTACAATTCTTGCATCTTCTGATAGATCTAATATTCTCATAGCAACTTTCTAAACTTTTGTAGAGTATTTAGTTTAGGTACAGGCATATCAGAATCTACTGGTTCATTGTTGACTCTATACATCATATGTTTAAAATTATAAATGACTGTATCAATAAAATATTTTTGGAATTCTTTATAATTTCTATATCTTGATAGTTTGTCTACTTCTAGCATAAATGCTTGTAATCTTTTATGCGGAGCCTCAATTTCATCAAATCCATAATCAATTAAATCAAATGTTTTATATCCTTGTCTTACAAAACTTTTGTATATTCCTGCTTTACCATAAATCAAAAAGGGTTTATGATTCCAAATATTTGTATGCACTCTGTAGCAAACAGAATTAGCAAAAACATCTTTATTACAAATAATTGTAAACAATCCATTAGAACCTACGTCATAGCCGTCAAGTTCTTTTAGTAATTCACCAGTTGCATCAAGATTATAATCAACATCAAGTTCAAGTAAACAATCAGGTTTATTTATTTTTGGTTGATTTTTTATTGTAAATAAATTGTGTATAACACAATGTCTTGCAATGCTCATTTTCTACCGCGGAATTTTGCACCAGTCATGTGAGGCAAACTAAACCAAAGTTTAAACCATTCTTCATCGCCTGGTTTTATTCCTTTTTCTCTTTCAATGCGTTTTTTCTCACTGGCTGCGGCACTCATATCTTCAGGCGTATATGCTTGGTACCCTTGGAATTCACCTATCCCTGCCAGTTTCTTTAGATCTTCTATATTCATGCCAATATCTATTTCGTTCATTTGTGCTGAGTCTTTGAGATTCAAACTCTTTGTGCTTGTGCACATACCAAGTAATGCTGTACCCCATAGGGTACTCGCTGATTATTTCTTCTTGCGTCCCGACTTCATGTTTGCGCACCAATGATACATCCTCGCTTTCTCACCAGAGCTGTTCTTTGCTCTTTTTCTTAAACTTGTTACTGATCCATTACAACTTGCGCCAGCTCGCTTTACACGCCCTGGTCTGCTTTTGCCTTTTTTCTTACCATCTGCAAAGTTTTCGTTGTATGCTTTGTCTGCTGCTGCTTTTGCATTTGCACCATCTGGATGCTTTGGATTAATAGCAACAACTTCGCCGTTGATTAATTCGCTGATGTTTGCACTCTTACCTACACGATCTAGCAGTTGATGCAGTTTATCATTTGGATCATAGTTGCCACTTTCATAGCCTTTTTTGCCACGCACTTCGGTACGGTTTCCTGTAGTTGTATCTACAATATGTAGAACATCCATGTCGGCATCTCGTTCTAATTGTAGTTTGAATCCTTCGTCAACTTTTTTTTTAGATTCGGGTTTTTTCTTGTAAGTGTCTAGACCAGGCTTTAACTTGTTTGTGCTTGCAATACGATCTGCTTTGTTACTGCTGCTTTGTGCCATACGCTTCATTGCACCTTCTACAACACCCATACCCTTGCGCACAGCATCATACATCTGTTGTGCAATTTTGGGGTTAGCAACACCTTGTTGAAAACTTTCAAAGTCACCTGCTGCTGCCGCTGCTCTCATTTTACTGGCACTCATGCCTTCTGCACCTTCTGCATCAGGATCACGCTCGCCTGCGCTAACAACTTCAATGTTGTCGAAGTTATATTCTTTACCGTTGTACTTATTGATAAGATTTGTAAAGTCTGCAATTCTGTCGCTGCCAGCAACATATATTAAATCTGTGTAACCCATTGCATTTACTTTTTGCAATGCTTGTATAATTGTTTTTACATCATTGCTACCCACTGTTACATTAGGAAAACTTGCTTGTGCAAACTTCAATTTTTCTGGAAACGGTAATGGATCAGTTTTTGGCTTTTGACTTTGACTTACAAAGATATATGGATCGCCTGGTAGGCTTGCTACCTTATCTGCAAGTTTTTTGTGTCCAATAGTAGGAGGATTCATACGTCCAAATGCTACTACTGCTGTACCTTTGTTTTCAAATAACTGTCTCAGTTTCATTGTGGTGTCCACCTCTGCCTTGGCACCAGCTTTGTTTTACTACCAAGAGCAACATATCCCTCGCCGCCCTTTTCGCCGCTTGTACTCTGTTTTACATCTGCAGGTGCATCATCTAATTGTGAAATGATATTATCTTTTGTTGTCATAATTTGTTTTACAAGACTGAAAATTGCTGGCAATGCTGTTGGATTTTCTTCATTCATTTGCGCAATCTTTGCCTGTTTGTTTGCACTTACTTTGGAACCTTTTAACCAGTTGAAAAAGCCCTTTTCAATACCTGCTAGGTTACCTGCTTTGCTTGTTTGATTTACATATGTGTAGATGATGTTTTTCATGTCACTTAGTCCAGGACGTGGCTCTAAGAAACTATCAATTGCTTTTGCATTTTTTCTTGCATAAGCTCTAATGTTGCTGGTTTGTGATGTGTCTACACTAGGTTGATGAGTCACGTATGTTTGACCCATTACAAGTGCTTGTCCTTTGTTGAGATCTGCTACGTCTGAAATAGGCTGACCTGCTTTGTCTCCAAAGTTGCCATATTTTGTATGCACCACAACACCCACTGTGGTATTTGCCATACGTTTGCCCAGTGCACTGTTACCATCAACTGTATAGGTAACCAAGTTTGGTGTAAACACTATATTGGCATCTTGTACTTTAAAAGGTTTGCCTGGATAGTACAACAAATCACCATATACATAACCTCTAAAGTTTGGTGGAGTACTAGCTTCCATTACATCAAAAATTTGGGCCATGTCATTTCCAAATCTTTCACGCCAATCTTCGCCTTTGCCGGTGCTGGTGATGAAAGTTTTTAATTCATCTGCACTATAACTTTTGTTTCTGCCCCAGCCATTTTTTCCTACTAGAACAAACCTGCCATCTGGTTCACGTCCCCAATACATTGTAGGATAGCCGTCCCATTTGATTGCAATGTCGCTGTTGTCACTGCCCATCTTATCAAGGATATCTGTTGCACGGATTGCACCACTACTCCCATCAACGAATACAAGATCTTCCAAGTGTTGATATTCTCTACCAACCTTGGCTTCTGTAAGTATCTTGAATTCGTTATAACGCATTAGTATTCGCCTTTACGAAAGTTATCCATTTCGTCTTTTAAGATACTACTAATACACTCCATTTTTTGTCCATCATCCATAAAATCTTCTGGACGTTTCTTAATTTCAAATTTTTTCAAATACTCAGGTATAGCTTTTTCAATCACAGGTAACAACATCTTTTTATTATACTTGCCACCGTCTTTGATGGCTGCCTGTACTTCTGCCATGCGTGGGAATAGGTGCTGACGGTAAAAATCGTTATCCTGTGTCATGTAAATTTTTAAATCTTCAACAACATCATATGGAAGTTTATCGCCAATTTTCATATCGGCTACTGCTTTCTTATCAAAGATTTCGTTTATCATTACCATTTTCTGCAACTCCAATAACGTGCCTTGTGTCTAGGTCCTGGATTGTCGCAATTGTGTCTTGCACGGAAACTTCTGCGTCTTGCAGGATTGTTTTTCTTGATTTTGCTTTTCTTATCACCGAAGTTTACTTTTACCACATTACCGTTTGGCTTTTTGACATATACTTTAAACTTTTTTACATCGCCTTGCATAGGTTTACCAAGTGGAACTTTGCGTCCTTGATATTCAGCTTCGTCGATTTCGTCATCTGCATTGAACCACATTACACCGTATTCTTCAAAAAAATCATTATCGTCATCGTATGTTTCTTCGTCTAAATCTTCGCCAGTGCCTGAGATTTCAATATCAAAATCATCATAGCCCATTTCAAACATATAGTTTGCAAGTTTTTGTGCGTATTCATCACATTCGCTTTCTTCTAGTTCTCTTTCGAGAGGAATGTGAAATACAGTTGCACCTTGTTCACTTTCGAGAATCTGTTGATTTGGAAAAATACTTTCGTCAAGAAGTTGTGGTCCTTCTTGTTTTTCCATTACTACTCTAATATAATGTTCCATACTATCTCCGGCGATTTAATATATTGTATTTATCTATATACTAATTCTTCTATCTTAGTAATGTTGTCGCCTACAATCATGTTAATTAAGAAAATAACTTTTTCGTCTCTAACAAAAATATACTGTCCTTGTATCCAATTGCTGTTTTTACAATTGCTAATAAACGTACTACCAGCTCTACTTTTATCAGTGTTCTTTTGCAGCCAACTAGCAAGTTCTGGTTTACTACGTTTTCTTCCAAATGTAATTTTATATTTGAATTCAGGGTCTTTGTCGACTAAAATAATATTTTTATTTTCTGTTAATAATGATATGTTTTTGGGATTCGGTTCCCAAAGTTCTACCTTGGTATGCAAGTCTTTATACAAACGCTCCAAAAACTTTATATTGTTACTGTACACAAATAATTGATTGATTTCGCAACGAACAGTATAGTCTTGTGCATATCTTAATGTTTTCCAAATATGATTTGCATCTTGTAATGTTTCTGTGGTAATGTGTGTTTCGTTAAATCTGCCTTTCTTGATTACTTTTGCACCTTGTGCATTTTGTGCATTGTAATCATTGAGAAGTTTTGCAGCATAACCTAACTTGCCATCTCTTTGGAATTCAGTGCGGAAAATACTTGCCAGTGTTGAATATATGTTCAACTTGTACAAGTATTTTCCGTAATGTCGTTTAGTAGTCTCGTACTTATGTAGTGACTTCATTTGCTTCGGTTTCGATTTCAATCTTATCTGTATATTTGATATGAACTTTACCACCGTTTTTCATATCACCAAACAACAAAGCTCTACTCAGTGGACGCTTGATTTCAGCATCAATTACACGCTGTAATGGTCGAGCACCCATTTTAGGATTAAACCCTTTGTCTACAAGATAATCAAGTGCTTCGTCTTCAATTGTAATTTGTACATTTTTGTCTTTGACTTGATCACGCAATTCTGCAAGAAACTTACCTACAATCTTCATCATTACTTCTTTGCCTAGTTTTGCAAATGTAATTGTAGCATCAAGTCTGTTACGGAACTCTGGTGCAAAATACTTTTTCAAACTAGTGTCTTCGTATTCTTTTTCCATAGTATCGCCAAAGCCGATTGCATTTGTTTCAGCTTCTTTAGCACCCAAGTTAGTAGTAAGAATAAGAACAATGTTTCGTGCATCTGCTTCTTTGCCGTTGCTGCCTGTGATTTTACCATTGTCCATCAATTGCAACAACACATTGCTGACATCAGGGTGTGCCTTTTCGATTTCATCTAGTAGTAATACGCAGTTTGGATTTTCTTGCAGTCGTACAATCAGTTGTCCTGCATCATCTTCAAATCCTACATAACCTGGAGGTGCACCAATAAACTTTGCAACACTGTGCTTTTCTTGATATTCACTCATATCAAATCGCACAAGTTGTACACCCAAATGATGTGCAAGTTGTTTGGCTGTTTCAGTTTTACCTGTGCCTGTTGGACCCATAAACACAAACGAACCGATTGGTTTGTTGTCAGGCTTCAGTCCTGCTTGCGCCACAAGAATTTTATCAACAATTGCTTCAATTGCTTCGTCTTGTCCAAACACACTGCCTTTCAAATTCTTTTCAAGATTTTGCAAGTTTTCAGTTTCACGTTCAGCAACTTGCTCTTCAGGAATTTTAACCATTTTAGCAAGTTCAAACTGAATATTTTCTTCATTTACAACACGACCTTTTTTCTGGTCCTTGACCTTGAATCGTGAACATGCAACGTCAATCAAATCAATTGCTTTGTCTGGCAACTTTTTATCAGCTTGATATTTTACACTTAATTTTACTGCTGCGTGAATTGCATCATCTGTGATTTTGGCGCCATGGAAATCTTCATAATACTTGCGAATGCCTTTGAGGATTTGCACAGTTGTATCTTGATCAGGTTCGTCAACGCTAACACGCTGAAATCTACGCATGAGAGCACGATCTTTTTCGAAGTGCTTGCGATATTCTTCCCAAGTAGTTGATGCAACAACTTTGATTGTACCTTTGCTTAGTGCAGGCTTTAGCATGTTAGCCAGGTCGTTGCTCTGATCTTTGCCGCCAGCACCAGCACCTGAAATCATATGTGCTTCATCGATGAACATGATTGTCTTACCTTTTTTCTGTAGTGCAGACAAAACCAATTTAAAACGTTCTTCAAAATCTCCACGATACTTTGATCCTGCAAGCATAGCACCGATGTCTAAACTGTAAACATTGTATTCTTGTAGAAACTCTGGAACTTCTTTGTTTTCAATTCTATAAGCAAGTCCTTCGGCAATAGCAGTTTTACCAACACCCGGATCGCCTACAAGAATAACATTGCTTTTGCTGCGTCTACCTAGCGCCAATGCAACTTGTTCAATTTCTTCCATACGTCCAATTACTGGATCAATTTTGCCTTGTTGAACACTGCTGTTTAGATCTTCAGTGAACGCTTTTAATGCCTTGTTAGCAGCACCACTTAATTCAGCAGTTTCTTCATCTGCATCGATACGTCCTGTGTCTAGGCTAACATAGTTTGTAAATTCTTCTTTGTTGACACCGCCTTTGACTGCTGTAAATGCTGCATAACTTTTCTTTTCGCTAAGAATACTGATAAAGATATCTACAATATCAATTGTGTTTCTGCCTTGAAACAACACTTGTGCAAATGCACGGTTAAGCACACGTTCCACAGTTTGTGTTTTTTTAGGCTTCCATTTTTTGCCTTTTACAGTTTCTGGATCAATCTTAATGTCATCCATTTTTGTGCGGATGTAGTTTTCCAGTGTGCTTTTCATCAAATTATAATCTGCACCATAATCTGTAATTGTGCTTTCGAAAGATGATTCGCACAACATTGCAAACAACAAGTGTTCAAGTGTAATATAAGCATGTTTGAGTTTTTTAGCATCACTTGCTGCTTTGTCAAATACTGCGGTTAGTTTATCACTTGGCTCTACCATTTACTGTCCTTTTAATTCGTTTCTTTTCTGCCATATCGTATTTCAATTTTGATACTCTATCAATATATTGAATACCGTGAAGATGATCATACTCGTGTAAAAAGATACGAGCATCTATATCATCAAATTTTGCTTCTACATGAATTACATCACGCATGTCTGGTGTAAGTGTATCAAACTCTGCAATACAACTTATTGGGCGTTTCACTTTTAATATCAAATCTGGATGACTCAAACAACCTTCTGGTCCTTGTTCAGTCTCCTTACTAAGTCCTTTGATCACTGGATTAATTACAACCAACGGACTTCCATGTTTTTTGTTTAGGAAAGTTTTCATAACAAAGATTTGTCCGTTGAACCCTACCTGATTAGCACTGATACCCAATCCGCTGTGTTTATTCATTACATCGATCATATCAAGTGCAATTGGTGCTGGATGTATCAATTGCATGTCGTAACGTTTGACTGCTGTCTCTAACATTACATTAGGTGCTAGAATTAAGTTCATCATTTATTGTTCTAACTCTTTCTATTTGTTCTGGTAACATTTGAGGAATAACGCCTTTTATAGTTACATATAAATTACCTTGCCTGTTTGTTGCAGGATCAGGCAGTCCGTGACCAGCAATGCTAAGTATTGTGCCTGGATTGGTATTCTTAGGTATATTAACACGTAATTGACCGCCTGTCAAGCTCTCTATCACATATGTAGTTCCTAATATCAACTCAAACACACTAACCTGTAGTGTAAGTTTGAGATGATGCCTGTCTCTTTTAAATGTTCTATCAGCTTTAACTCTGCACAATATTTGCAGATCGCCTCTTTGCAACTGCGGATGTGAATTGTCTCCTAATCCTTTAAATCTAATTACCTGTCCATCTTGCACACCTGCATGAATACGTAAACTAGCACTGGTCTCTTGTCCATTCAACAACCTGTAAGTAGCAAGCACGTCTTTTCCAGTGGCAACTTCTCTCAAAGTTAGATTAATTCCAATTTTGATATCTCTGTTGCGTCTAACTTGTTGACGTCTTTGTCCAAAAAATTGACTAAACACATCTTCAAAATTCTGTGCATTCATGTGAATTTCTGGTTGTGGATTATCGTACTGTTGACGCTTTTGAGGATCTTTGAGTGTATCGTATGCTTCGTTTATTTGTTGAAACGTTGCTTGATCGCCACCTCTATCAGGATGATGCTGCATCGCCAGTTTTTTGTATGCTTTTTTTATTTCATCTGGCGATGCCTGTTTGTTCACGCCTAGTCTGCTGTAATAGTCCATACTATTACTTATTTAGGCCCTACCTTTTTTTTGCTGAACTTGATTGAGTGTATGCTTGTCCACCAAAGAATGCTGCCACAATAGCTGCAACTGAAACAAAGTAAGTTGCTGCCATGCTGCCCAATACTGACGCTGCTTGATCTAGTTGTAACCATACTGCTAACACAACACTGAATGGATACAATAGCATACCTGCTAAACTGAACCAAGCCATTTTACGTTGTGCATCACGCATTGCATCTGCATCTTCTAACGCTTTGCGTCTAAATTCTAGTTCCATCGCTCTTTCTTCGTCATCTACTCTACCGTCGCCGTTTAGGTCAGCTGGATGATATTCAGATACTGCCGGAGCAGGTGCTGGAGTAGGTTTAGGTGCAACAGGTGCTGATGCCGGAGCAGGTGCGGCTGTTACTGCTGGTTTAGGAGCGGCCGATGGCTTTGATGATCCGCCACCGCTCTTCAAATCTTCTGGTTTTTTCCTTGGCATGGGTGCCCTCCTCTTTTGCCTCTGTATTTATGTAACGTCTTACATCAATTGCCCTTGCAGGATTGTACAGTGCATAACTGACTTTGTTATCCTGATTACCTCCTAGTATTACCCAATATTCTTTGTTGTCAATTGTCTGTGTCTCTACATAAAACCCTACGTGCCCTTGCCAACCTTTGTTGCCTCTTGGAAATACTACAACATCGCCTCTTTGTATATTGTTTCTATCTACACGTTGTCCCCAGTATAAAAAACTACGTGCCATTAGAGGAGGGTATTTGGTTTGATTGTTTAAGTTTGGTATGCCGTCTAGTTCTAATACTGCATTAACAAAAGCGGCACACCATTCTGTGCGCACAGGATCTACGCCAGTAAATTCACGTATTGTTTTGCGATCTTCTCTTTCTTCTAAGCCAATATACGATTGTGCAGTTATAACACTGTCATCAATTTCTGGTCCACATGCTGCTGTAAAGAATATTAAGGCACTAGTCTTGTACCACTGCACCATCCATTGCTTCCTCTGCTGCTTGATAATAGCCTTCGTATGCTGCAATGATTGCCTGCTGTTGTTGAACCAATGCACGGATATCACTGAAGTTTAATCCTAAGTTACCGTAACCTTCTCCTGTGAGTGCATACAGTGCAAATGCCTTGCCTTCTTTTTGTAAGCGTTCCATAACCATATCAACATTGTCTTTGTTGATAACAATCCATTCAACTTTACGCATGTTTACTTCGTCAACAGGCGGTAAAACTAGAGACGGTTTTTCAATAGGTTTGGCACTGACTTCAATCGGCTGGGGCTGGGTCGAGCAGGCCGCGAGACTTGTAATCATCGTAAAGCCAAGGACACTCTTTGTTAAAAGCGATGTCATTTTTTGCTGTCCTTTCTTTTTCTGTTAGTTCTGCCCCCGACAGTAGTTCAAAGCATCTACCGGCATTCTCAGTGCCTCTGTTTACTGCTCTTTCAATGCCTGCTGCATTTGCAATAGCTGCTGCTGTTAAATCTATTTCTTGTAGTTTGTCAGCCAGTCTTTGATTTTGTCTGCGAATGCTTTGATACTGTTCATTTAAATTTGTGAGTTCTGCTTGTGCACTAGCGTAATTTTCCTGTAAACTTTCCAGTGCTTCTTCGTTGGTTGCCACTGCGATTTCTAATTTAGCATTGTTTTCTTGCAGAATTGCAATACGTGCTTGTGTATCTTTGTAATACCAATAGCCAATACCGCCCATAACCATCATAATAATTAATAAAACGCCTGCAACTTTCATGCTTATTACCTCACCGCCTACCCTAACAACTTTCCCAGTGTGTTAGGACCTACAATACCATCAGCAACAAGTCCATTTGCTGCCTGCCATTCTTTGACTTGCCTTGCGGTGCCTGGACCAAAGATACCATCTGCTGGATTTATACCTAATATTTCTTGCACTTCTTGAACAAGTGGACCTCTAGAACCTTGACGAATAATTTGATTTGTGTTCAACTCTTTTTCTTCTTCGGCTTCCATTTCCATATCACCACCTAGCACATCTAATGCGTGTGCCCAATGCTTCTTGCGATCTTCTAGTCCAATAGTGCCGCCGTTGATACGTTTGGTCATTTTTAAAATGTCCATGTTGTCACAGTGTTTGTTGATGTTGTTTTCGTCCCAGAACCAGCAAGCACTATCTAATGCACCTTTTTTGGTACGCACATAATCCACTGCTTCTTCTACAGTCATATCTACATCTTCTGCGAATTCTGTGTAGTTGTAACGACCGGTGAGCTGAATAAGGCCACCGCCTCTAAACCTCCAACCGTCACCGGAATCTGTATCCCCGTTGTCCATTCTATTAGCGTAAATGACATTAGCAATTTTTTCAGGTTGTCTATGATATTCATTTGCGTCTCTTCCTGCACGTTTGAAATACTTTGGGAAAATAACATTCAGTGCTTTTGCACTGTAGTTTAAGTTTTCACTTACAACACGGAAGCCACCTGATTCGTGTCCACATTGTGCAATAAAGCCTGCTACTCTTGGGATGGTATTGATATCCCACAGCGGCAAGATTTCAAGCATTGCTTCATACCAGTCTTCCCAATCACTTCGGTGGATAAGTTCTTCTGCCATCCACGGTTCAAAATCAAAATCAAAATCTTCTTTGGCCATTATTTTACGTCCTCTACTTTAGAACACTGTCCGCATCTGCACGAATCGCAAATTTTAGTTGAACGTGGTGGCTCGTCATAGTTTTGCAGATCAGCGTAATATGGTGTTCCGCAATGGCTAGGTCTGCCACAGTTTTTGCAATAGTAGTTTTTATAGTCGTTCAACGACGAGTGTGTAACCATTATTTTCTAGTGTCAATGTCTTTTTACCATACTTGGTGACATTGTAATCTCCAAGGTATTTAGTCAAGAACATGATTTCAGGATAAGAATCTACATTGATTGTTTCAGCAATTTTTTGCTGTATATCATCTGAGCGTCCAAAATCTTTTACTTCAAAGCCAATTGGATCTGCATATGCTTTTTTAATAATTAGATCATTATCTTCCATAACAATGCTGTCAACATAACTTTTTGTAAAAAAGTTTTTGAAGTTGTTCATGTTGCTTTCGGTAACTGTTTTTTCATAGTCTTCTGTTGTTAGCGGAATTGTTTTTGTCATTTTTTTGACATCAACTTCGTTTACGTCAAAACTTTTATAATATCTGTATTGAAAGTCTTGTCCTGTTAGTTTGCTAACACCATCAATCAATTCCATGATTTGTTCAGGTGCTTGTTCTTCACGTTCCATTTCAACATATACTCTGTAATAACCGTCGCTCTGTTCGCCAGTTGTGGCATCTGCATCTAATACAAAGCTGTATCCACTTTCTACAAATTGCACAAGATCATCTGCTGCACCTTTTTCAAGCACAGTAAAACTCAATACCATAATATCCGAATCACTGCCCATTTTGCTTTGATAACTGTCAATTTCAAAAACAGGATTTACTAAATCAATTAAGTCTTTTTCTCTCAATCCCATTATACTTCATCTCCTGCCTCTGGCGCTGGTGCTGCCTGATCTTCTGCTGCTGGTGCTGCATCTGTTGGTGTTTCGCCTTGTTCTTCTTGGACATCTAAATCGTCAAGTGTTGCACCATACAAGTCTGCAAGTAATTTTTTTGGCATACGCACTTCCACAATCCAAATAGGATGCTTGTCTAGTTTGCCTTTTTTTGTACCAGGACGGATATCATCTGGTTCCATAATCTTGCGTGGCTTAATTATATTTGATTTTAAATAACCTACTTTACAATCGTAGTCTAACAAACGTTTGCCGCCCATAGGGTCAGGCATTTTATCTCTTGGCCAAAAGAACTTGGTAGTGACCCAATGACGATCGATTGTTGGACCTTCTGCTAGTTCACCGTCTTCCCAGTTTGCATAGACATACAGATCCAATTCGTCTAATACTCTTTCAAAATCTTTTAACACATTGAACGCTGTATTGCTTTCATAAATGCTTTCAATATTTTTTATAATGTCTAGTTCGTCGAGAATCATTTTTCAGTTCCTTTTTCTACAGTTATTTATCGCCTTTTGAAAGTTTGAAACTAAATACTGTTGCAGGGAAGGAGTTTCCTGCAAAGGAAACTACCCTGTTATAACTCAAATAGGAGGACTTAATGGGTAAAGCTAAAGCCAAAAGGCAAGCACACATCAAACCGACTACTAATGTCGTCAAACTAAACAACTTCCTTCCAACAAAGGCACGTTCTGTAAATCTTCTACCAAGAAACAGAAGCCAAGAAAGCTACATACTAGAATTATTAAATCATGAAAAAAGCATTGTATTTGGAATCGGACCAGCAGGTACGGGCAAAACAATGTTGGCGTGTTTAGCTGGTGTGAAAAGTTTCTTAGAGGGCAGTGTGGAACGTATCGTTGTCACACGTCCAGCAGTTAGTGCAGACGAGGACTTAGGATTCTTACCAGGTACACTTGAAGAAAAAATGGCACCTTGGACTAGACCTATTTTCGATGTATTTAGAGAATATTTCTATGCTAACGAAATAGAAAGCATGATCAAAGAGGGTGTGATCGAAATATCTCCATTAGCATACATGCGAGGACGAACGTTTAAGGACAGTTTTATTATTGCAGACGAAATGCAAAACGCTACACCGAACCAAATGAAAATGCTGCTAACACGTATTGGCAACAATAGCAAGATGGTGGTCACGGGCGATTTGGCACAAGCAGATAGACTGAAAGACAACGGTTTGATTGACTTTGTGAATCATTTAGATAGTGCAGAGACAACCCGTATTAGCACAGTCCAATTCCATCATGGAGATATTGAACGGCATGAAGCTGTTACAGAAGTGCTCAAAGTGTATGGAGACGCTTAAACTCTAGAACTGTTAAATAAAGGAACATGGTAATCATCACTGTGTTCCTTTTGCTTTAACAAATAAAGCAAATACTCATTTTTTGTATAAATGAGTGTCCATGATTTTTCTTTTATTGGTGGCCTGCCCATTGCATCATAAAAGATTTCACCTACATGATACTTTTCAAACCAAATACGTTTTTTACTAAAACTGCTACGCACAGGAAACCATGCGTAGCGTTCATGCCATTCGATATCAATCTCAACTGTTGCTGGCATTGAGTTCTTTTGCGAGAGGAAATATCTCTGCGATGACCTTAGCACACTCCCAAGCGATTTCCATGTGTTCTTTTTGTGTTCCATTAGCACCTCTCAGTTCAATATAATGCACCCAACTGCGTAATGTACCATTCATGTAAAGTCTTGTTTTAGTGCAGCCTTCTGGTAATACTGCACGAGCTTGTTCTTTGGCAATGCCATTGTCAACGGCCCATTTGTATGCTTTGCCTGCTGCATACATGACGTCTTGCTGAAGTTCTTCCCATTTATCTTGCAATGCAGTGTCTTTAGTTTCGATTGAGTTTTGTCTGTTCTTTTGATCTTGTAGTCGTGCTTCACGCACTACAAACATATCGCCCATTTCTTCGGGGTTAGCGTAACGCTGACTAAACTCTTGAAATGCAAAACTGCGATGACGCACAATCTGGTGTGCAATATCACGTGTAGTGTCAATCTCCATACAAACATTAACCATTTCAAGTGGGCTCCAGTGCGCATGTTTAATCAAATACTTTACAAGTTTTTCACTTGTTTCACTGTTCATTTGATTTGCAGGATTACTTACCCTAGCACAAAACGCAACAAGATCTAATAGATCGTTATCTGCAATGCCCTCTTGTACAAAATCATCTGCTGGTTTTGTGTAACTAACTAATTTTACTGCCAAATTTAATCTCCTTTACCTGGCGCTTCGCTGAAATATTGCATCTTGCCTTCTACACCATGCCATTCCTTTGCATCAGATGGAACATCTTCTTCACGCATGACTGTGATGTTAGGCCATAGCAGACTGTATTTATTGTTGAATTCTACCCACTCTTGTGCGTCTGGTTCCGTATCTGCTCTAATAGCATCAGCAGGACACTCTGGCTCACATACACCGCAATCAATACATTCGTCTGGACGAATCACTAGCATGTTTTCGCCTTCGTAAAAACAATCTACTGGGCATACTTCTACACAATCCATATGTTTGCATTTAATACAAGCGTCATTTACAATATATGTCATAATGCTCCTAATCTAATCAATGTTGCTGCTAAATTAATTTCTGGATCTACAACCAATGTGTGATCTACTAGTCCTTGTTTGATAATCAACACTGCTTGATCCTGTTGCGCATCATCGCCAAACAGTTCAATGTTGTCATACAACCAACGATAGATTTCTTCCATTTCTTCTGCTCGCACAGTGCCACACAACAGTTTCCTAGCATCGTGGATCTTGCCTGCTTTGAACAGTTCTACCATATCCAGTTTCCAGTCAGCTTCACCACTATCGCCTTCTTGTGGACTAACTAGTTTGCCTTCTACTGAATTCATTTGCACCATGTTGATACATTTGCGCAAGTCTGGATAAGTTGCTTTCACATAAGTGTCAAGTGTATCCAAGTCTGGAGTAACGCCTTCTGTGATCAATATCTCTGCAACTCTTGCAGTAAATTCTGTTTGATCAATCTTGGCAATGTGGAAGCCTTGACACCTACTGTGGATCGCTGGAATGATTCTGTTTGGATAGTTACAAGTTAGAATGAAACGTGCTGTGCTGTGATATTCTTCCATAACACCACGCAGTGCAGCTTGTGCGTTTGGCGACAAGTAATCAGCCTCATCCAGCAACACAACCTTAAAGTCGCCAAATGGAATCATTTGCACAAACGCAACAATCTTGTCTCGCACATCATCAACACTGTTTGTGCGACTTGCGTTGATTTCCAGTATGTCTAATGGATTTACATCAAGTTCGTTAAAAAGTAATTTAGCAAGAGTAGTTTTACCAATCCCAGCATTGCCACTGAAAAGCAAATGCGGAATAGTTTTATCTTTGATCCATGTCTTAACTTGATTTCTTTGTGCGTCATCTCTAAATACATAACCGTCCACTGTTTTTGGACGATACTTCTCTACCCATAGTTCTTTCATTCAAAATCCTCTGTGCACTCATTAACTAATGTTCCATATTTCATAGCAAACAAACTACCGTATTTGGTTTCGTTGGGGATAAAAAACACATCATGGTATGTTTCGTAGGATGCTAGATCTTCATTAACTTCTTCAAAGTAAAGTTTATGAATAGCACTTTTAGCCAGTTCTACATCAATGTCTAGCGTTTTGAGAATAGCCCAACGCTCTGTTTCGGGAACGGCATGTCCAAGGTGTCCTATAATGGTACCAAGTTTGTAAATCATTGTTACTTTCATTCTATAAGGTTACTCCATACCTTTAGTTTGTCTCTCTTTACATCTGCACGATCATGCAGTTCACGCCAATCTGTAATGCCGTGTCCAACCATTAATTCAATCATGCAATGCACATCACCTAGTTCTTCCACTAGTTTAACACGCTGTTCTTCTTCAATCAAGTCGAAAGTTTCGTACTTGCGCATTATTTTACTACATCGTTGTGTTAGTTCACCACACTCTTCCATTGTGATTGTCATCAACTGCTGTAGTGTGTTAATAGGACTATTCTCCATGTTCT